AACCATTTTGGCTGATAGCCTTCCTCTGATCTGCCTAGCACCAATAGCCTTTTTGGCGTGTTGGCGGATCAGGGAAGCCTTTACAAAGTGCTTACGCTTCTCATCAACATAAGCACCTGATTGTTTGTCATATTTAACTAATTCCAACTCATCACCTTTTCTAGTTCAGCCGGTAATGCCACCGGATCAACATCATTGATCACCTGGTATGTACTGCCATTTGGGTGTATTGATGGCGGTAGCACTACATAACCCTTATGTTTAATATCTATGCCTGGTATTAGTTTGCCTTTAAATTGCTTATCCTTGTCAGCCAAATAATAGAAGTGAAAACCATTATCTGTTTTAACTGTATGAGTATTAGACTTCACGCACTGCCGGCGATAATCTTCCCATAGGGTTCTTGATGCAATGTTGCGTATATCAAAATCAAGCACGACTAAATTAGATTGCACAATAGCCAATCCAATATTGCGATCTTCTTCTTTGAACCATCTTTGTACAGTAGTTAGATCATTGCTTGCATCAAGGTAGCCGTGCCTTAAAAACTTACATGGCTCTTTAGATTGTGGTTTAAGTGGTAGTACAAACCAACCCTTTTCTACATAGGCTACGGCGTTCATGCGTAAACCCACGATCCGCGGTAATTGGTTGTAAAGCAATATTGACCAACAGCGTTGTCAAAAGAGATGCTGAAATCATATTTATTTTGCTTTAAAAACTCAGTAGCCAATATTGCCGAAGCATAATTTTCTACCCAGTAAATAAACAAATGCGACCAACAGATTGAATCTTCAAACCTATCTTTTTGGCTTAGCCAATCCGGTTCAGTTGCCCATTCCATTTGTGCATCAGTTAAGGCTTCAAATTGATTCTTTGTAATTTTCATTAGTGGTTCACCTTCTGATTGTGTACATACTCAGACAATAAACCAAACAGTTTAGATTTTAATCTACGCACTGCATCATCAGGTGTTTTACCAAATGATGTAAACTCACCTAATACATTTGATGTAGATGCAACATAATTATCCGATTCTCTAACATAATGAAAATCAATCTTGGTTTGTAATACGCTTTCAATAACTGTAATCATTGTCATATCTTTCAAATTAAATGATCTAAAGCGTCGCTCAAAATATACATGACCTCAATTTTGTCCGCTTTTGAATGACCATCATAAGAATTGGCTTGACCATTCCGTGCCATAGTAATCAGTGTGCATAATTGATTTTCATCAAGTGCAATTTTTACTTTTTTTAGTTCTGTTGTACTTTTCATAATTAACCCCTTCCGGTCAATTGCGTTTGTAAATGCAATTAAACACTACCCCACTGACAAATGCAATAGGCCAGGGTGGTGTGTCGTGTGATCTACCTCACCCAAAGGCCTTACCCATAGCCGTAAATGACCCATCAGCGTTAAATGGAATCATCTCCACGCTTACATTGCCGCGCTTAATATGTATGATCACTGCCGCGGCTTGCCAGTTTGCATAGCCCCTGATGCCCAAATAAGCCATTTTCTTCATGTCGCATGTATGACCACATTCAATACCCACTAAAACACGCTCTAAACGGCCGTTAAAGGCTTCTGAGTGGCATTGGTAGCCCATCCTATGAGTATGCCCCGACACTACTCCGCGACCCCACCTTTTTGCTATGTTCAACGCCGTACCGCCGCCTGCCCTAGATATTGTGCCTTCATCTCCATGACAAAGAACTAAGTTAGTGCCAGGGATAGGGTAAGGCTGTTTTGCGTAATGGATGCCTAGATCATCAAAGCCCATAAATTTTGCATACTGCAATTCAGGCAACTCCATTAACCCAGGTATTCGGGCTACGGCTTTGTATAACCTATCTGAATGATTTGATCTACTAACTACATCTGTTTTTAAATCGTACAAAATATCCTGGCAGATTGCCCGATCTGCATCAAGTGTTTGCATAAAGGATTCTGCCCGGCCTTCACTAAACCTGCTGATTGTATTAAAATCCATTTCATCACCAGTGTTGAGTACTAGATCAAACTTAAAAGCATTAACCAGTTTTTTTAGATTGATTACGGCTTCTGTAAATTCAAATGGTACTTGCAAATCTGACACCACTAAGTACCTTGCGTTAAATGTTTTATCGCGTTTAATCATCATCCTCATCTTCTGTTGGATCAATTCGGGGAATGATCTCATTTGGTTTATGTGCTGGATTGATCCAATCAGGAATTGATGCACCCGGTTCTGTTATTAACCAAAATGCAACCTCAGTATTAAATCCGGCCGCTAAAGCCGCTCTGTACATTTCGTTTAATGTGATGTAATGATTTTCTAATTTGTTTAACGCATCAGCCTTGCGTGGTGTACGGCGTTTGCGCTTTGTAACTTTTCGGGGTTTTTTTGGGGTCATGGTATGCCTAATTTTAGATCATACTAATCCGCGAATAGCACGCTCAACGCCTTCTTCAAGACTTATTTTTGGCGTGTAGTAATCGCTCATCATTGTTGGATCACCTACCCGATAGGCCACACCTGCCGGCTTATCGGTCAATACCTTGAATCTACCGGCAGATGTCTTTTCATATCCCAGGGTACTCATTGCTATTTTTGCTAACTCTAAAAAGGTGGTAGGCCTGCCGGTACAAAGATTAACTGTTTGATTACAATCATTTTTAACCATCTCAATTGTTGCATCAACCACATCATCAATGTGTATAAAATCCCGGGTAGTAGTTGCCTTACCCCAAATGTTAAATGGATTTGCGTTAAGTATTGCACGCTGAATGATTGATGGGAAAGGGTAATCTAAATCCTGATCAGTGCCGTAACCGCTAAATGGTCTAAGGGTTAATACCTTTGTGCCTTCTTCACGCAAGTAATTCATAAGCATTTCACCGGTTAGTTTTGTCCAGCCATAGGTCATATCCGGCTTACCTATTTTGTTAAAATTTATATCCTTCTCTTTTAACTTCTTCTTTTTTGCCAGGGTTTGTAACTCAATTGGATAAGCGGCAGATGATGAGAAGTACACAACATAAGGCTGTTCAGTTCGCATAGCCCAGGTAGCAAACTCAGCATCAATAGCAAGATCAACCGCTAAAGCCAATGGTTCATTTTCAATCATCATACGGCCACCAACTAATGCGGCTAGGTGTATTACTAGATCATATTGTTTTTTCTCTAATTGAAAGAACTTACGGCAATCAACACCTTGCTTTAAATCAACTAAGGTTAAGTTGGCATAAGGTAGCGCACGCCTAAAGGCACGGCCTACAAAGCCATGTGAACCGGTAATGAGTATGTTCATCTATATTTTCTAACCAACTCTGCATACTCCGCGCTTGCTAAGTATCTTTGCAGTATAAGTAAATCCTGCTCATACCACTTAGGTTGATTAACCCGGGCATACCCTTCATCCATTTCAGCCTTGCCTGCTACTGGGTGTAAGTGCTCAATAATCACATTTGGTAGATACTTTAAGTAATTTAAATCTAATCCTAATTGCTTTACAAAGTTATCAAAGAATAAATGTATGCAACCTGGGAATGTCATACCGCGTAATTCATTAACTAAATCCCGGCTCATACCAAAGGCTGTTGGCAAGTTAGCACCTTGCAATAAATCATCACCATAAACAATACCGGTGTTGTGTGCTAACGCTTCCATAAAGGCTTTATGCCAGCCTTCGGTTCTAGGTAAATGATCATCACCCATGAAAACAAAATAATCATAAAAAGGAAACTTAGAAACATCCAACAGATAAACCGCACCGGTATTAAGAGAAGCGGCACAACCACCTGTTTTATTATCCGCTGGTAAAACTTTGTATCGGTCATGGTTTGTATATTCCACCCAACGCGGATCATCATTATCTACAATAAAATAAAGATCGGCTTCTGCATTAGTATCTATAAAGGCTTTGGCCAGCCGATCCGCATTTTCAGGCCTGCCCCTACTGGGTACAACCACGCACATCTTCATGGCCATAGGGTAGGGGATAGGGCTGACTTACTTCTTAGATATAAGGATTTCGTATAGCGTGTCTAATTTTTGCTCTATGCGGACAACTCTACCTTCTAAATTGTGTCCACCATTTCCATCAGGCTTTAACTCAGATAGGTAATGCTTAGTTAGCCAACGCACGGAAGCAACTAATGAACCAATTATGGTTACGCTAGATACTGCCAGTGCCATCCAATCATTCGTACTCATTTACTATTGATGCCAAACTTATCATCTTTAGGATCAAAATAGCGTGCTAAAGGTGCGACTATTGCACCGGCCAAAATTGCGTATTCAGGATTCCAATCTGCAACTAAAGCCAATACAGTTGTGATGGTAGCCGCAGCAATGCTTCGGGCATAAGACTTTAAAATTTCTTTTTTCTTTTTATCTAATTTCATTTTAATCCTAACTCTTTTATTTTTTGTTTAACTTCATTTTGGTCTAACGCAATTTCAAAGTGCATATCATCTTTACGCCGTTTGTAATTGCCACCCCAGGTCAAACCATATTTAGTTATGAGTAGGTTAATTGTATTACGCTGATGCTTATTAAATGTATTTGACTTGCCCAATGGATGCTTAATTGCATTTAAATCTATGGCTGTACCGGATGCGTGGTTACTTAAAATTCTATCTGATCCCCGGGTTTGCCTAAAAGCATAACCCCAATCATCTAATTGGCCTTCATCTATTGGCTCAACTAACTCATGGAAATCTTTAGCAAAACTTACCAGGATTGGCGCAACGGCTTTGGCACATGCAAACCTGATCTTTGTGCCTGGCACTGCAAAGGTTTCAATGCCTAACGCTTTGCGATCTTCACTAGCCGGCCAACCATTAGGGCTGGTCAATTCTCTAATCATTGCCATACCCAAAGTTTAATGATTTAAACGCTAAATGCTTTTAGGCTCAGCACAATCTTGAGGGATTGTGCCGTTAGCCTAGTAGTAGTTTTGCCTCATCCTCTGTAATACCTAGCCGATCAAGTAGGGCTGCCTTTTGGGTGGCCTTTGCTTCGGCTTGCACTTTTTCTGCCAACGCATTATCGGCATCTTTTTTAAACTGTGCTAATTCTTCAGCGTTAGCATCTCTAATAACTTCTTCACCTGTTGAGACATCTACAATTTTAACTTGTGGTTTATTCATTATTTCACTCCGTAAAGGTAGGCTGTGCCACCAGCAATTGATGAACCCTGCATTGCTATAACTAAAGATGTGCAAGCAGATGTTCCCATATAGCATCCAGTTGTGTGTAAATACCAATATGCACCACCATTGACACCATAAGAATCTGCCACAACTATTCTTGGATCTGTGCTTGTGTAATTGTAAATAAATGTTGCTGAATTGTTTTTATTTGCTAGTGTTGATGAAGTTGATGATCTACCTAATTGAAAATTCGCACCATTTGGCGCTGCGCCAGTTGCAGTTCCGCTACTGTCTTGGCTTCCATACATACCCCAATAATGGTCATCATTATCATTGTTAATTGATAAAGTAACTCTTGTGTCTGCTGTAACGGTGTTGTACATACCAACAATTCTTAAGTATAGATGAACATAATCTTGGCTTATTGAACTTAAAGTAGTTGATGTTCCTGTTAATGTAGTGGTTGAAAGTAATGTTAGACCACCACCAGCAGCAGCACCGCCAGCACCTTTAATAAATATTGATGCTGATGCACTTGTAAAATATAATGTGCCGCTTTCATATTGTGCTAATGCTAAAGATGCAGATGTATTAACTGTGGCTGTACCGG